GTTTATTTTAAAATCACTCTCCCTTATTTTTTTTTTTTGTTTTTTTATTTATTTTATATACTGTCGAGTAATATCTTGAGTCCGCACTTACATCGAACCACTTAATTAAGTTGTTCCCTCGTAACCATGAGTTTTTGGTCTCCTTACTCAATTGCGTTCTTTTTAATCTATACCAGTCTCCTTTGTAAACCAATCTAGACATCATATGTTCATGATTGTTCGACATGGTCTTAAGTTTATCCTCGAAAGTGAGATCAGGCTTAAGTTCAGCCTTCAAGGGGAATCTTGGCCCTTGTTTCACTACGGTATTCCATAGACTAATTTTTTTGTCCTGGACTATCACTTGACTGTTAGTATCTTCTCTACAGTATTTATTTGTATCTAGCCTTCGCCAGTTTTGTAATTTTTTTGTTTTTCCCTTTTCCTCTTCCTCTTCACTTTGTTTTTTTTTCCGTAGACAATCCCTGCGTTACGGTTTCCGCAGTTTTGAAACTGTACAATTTTGATGATGGATCGAACACTACATATTTTAGCTCGATCACACCTTTTATTAATCTTTTTACTTTTTTCTTGTTGAATTGTAGGTTGCCGAATAATACCTCACTTCCGGGTATTTTTGTCAGCCAACCTTGTGTTTTTATTTTTTTACCCTTTTCTATCACTTCTCTGTCAATTTTGGCAAATTCTGTAACCACACCCGGGAAGCCCCCGCCTCCATACGCCGCTGGGGTGTGTAACCATATGACTGATCTTGTATCTCTCGTTTTCGCTACGACATCTTCCTCAGCCATTTTTCGCAACTCATCTGACCACCCGGCCCTAGCTGCCATCTTTGCCCACCTACTAGCTATCTCGTTTGCTGGAGGTATATCCTCGGCGTCACTTGTAGGTCCCCGCGTCACCAGCGAACCTGCCACCCTTGTGGCGTAACCCTCCACTCCTCCATCCAGCCACAACCGTCTTAGAAATTCATCTCGGCCCCTGTCAATCCAGAATTTCTTGGGATTGACAGGCAATTTACGTTCCATATACGCGCGAAGCAAGGCAATTGCAGCTCCTCTACCTGCTACAACTACCCATGTATCGTCTCCCTGTCCCGTACTATCGATGACTGGATCTAAGTTAAACTCTCTAAACACATCTTTTCTACACATGTGAAGTTCTGAGAGGCTGATTATTGTGTCCAAAAGCGCAGTCCACAACCAACCACTCAACACGCCATTATTCCATTGTATTTTTTCTTGGCCACTACCTTGTTTGTTCATAATCTTCACAACCCCCGGTGCTGAAAAGTAGTTTTCCACAATTCTACACACCTCCACTACGTCCGGGTGGGATATTCGATCTTTTAAAATCTTAGTTAGACCTTTGACTGCTATACTTATGATTTTTTTACTCTTACTGAAGTCAAAACTACTCTGGTCTATGGGCATACGAACCCCGTTTGATCTTTGATATCTCCTGCCCCAAAAGTCGCAATACTCGCTGTCATTCCAAAACAGCGGTGTGTCCACCATTATGATTTGATTTAGGTGGAAGTTTAGATACGA